AAGCTCCCCATCAACAAACAACTCGGTTTTGCGTGGATCGTGCCATACCGCGACAGCAAGACCGGGCAGTATATTCCTACCTTCCAGTTGGGGTATAAAGGGTACATTCAGTTATGTATGCGCACCGGGGCCTATCGTTACATCAATGCTGATATAGTCTACGAGGGCGAACTGGTCAAATGCGACAAGCTGACCGGCGAAATCGAGATCGACCCAACCAAGAGGACCAGTGACAAGAAGATCGGATATTTCGCCTTCATTGAGACTCTGAACGGCTTCCGAAAAACGCTTTACATGACGGTCGAGGAAGTCACCAAACACGCCCAGCAGTACAGCAAGAGCTACGGGAGCAAAAACAGCGTTTGGGCGACAGATTTTGATGCCATGGCCCTGAAAACCTGCCTACGGTTACTACTATCCAAATACGGTGTTATGAGTGTAGAAATGCAGAGGGCATACATCGAGGACAGCGCTGATACCGTCGCACTGGCTGACGAAAGGATTGCTGATGACCCCTTTGACGGCGAAGTGATTGAGGCTGGAGCGACAGAAGTGGCTGACATACCGGAGGAAGCGGCTGAAGATTGAGGCACATATGGCCCCGGGCCGATGATCATGGGTACCGGTTGGCGGGAGGTCCGGGGCGTTTGTATAGAGTATGCGTGTTGTGCTATATGTGTAGATTTTGAAACAGCCAAGTCCAGCGGCTTGCGCCAGCCGGTGCCGCTGGGGAGGCTGAAAATGTAAGAAACCATACAAGTAAAGCGAGGTCGAGGAAGGATGAAAAAACTTGAACAAGCAATAACTTATTTTGAAGATGCAATCCGGGAGTCAGATGAGATTATAGCAGAGTGCAGTGAGAAACTGCAGAAAGAATTGATAGAGCAAAAGAAGCATCTTGAGATTGCTTTAAAGATTATGAAAAAGTGGAGTGGAGAGGGAGAATGCAAATACTGTAAAAACCCATCCGAATATTTGGCTATCTGTCAGAATTATGAAACAAGGATTTTTATAGGGATAAGCGGCGAATATCTACAAATATTCGACGAAGATTATCCCGGATTTTGCGATAATCATAAAATCAACTTCTGCCCCATGTGTGGGAGAAAACTGGGATAGGAGTGATAGAAATGATTGAAAAAATCTACAGAAACAAATACATGGCTATCTGCGACAACTGCGGAACAGGGCAAGAGCGCGATAGCTGGTCAGATGTAATGGACTTCATGAACTATGAAGGCTGGAAAAAAAGATTGGTCGACGGAGAATGGAAGCATTATTGCCCGAAATGTCAGGAGGTCAAAGAGCTATGATGCACAAAGTGAAATTTATACACAGCGACAAGAGTTGTGCAAACATCAACCACGCAGAGCTGGGAAGGCTGGAGGGAGGTTAAAATGAGCAGAACTAAGTGCAGAAAATGTCTTGAAGGAGCAAGAATAAGCATGACAGGACTTGACAAAAACACGCTACGTATGGATATGGGTGGTGCTGTACTTGATGCCTAAAGGAAACGGGGAAATGGATGTAGCATTAAACAGTGAAAACCTAACTTGGAGAAAAGGAGAGGTCATATGAAATACATAGTTTGTTATTCTGGAGGTCATTCATCCGCTATCGCTGCAATAGAAACAGTCCGCAGATACGGTAAAGAGAACGTCATACTTATCAATCACGACATCTGCCCTCGGTCAGAGGATGTTGATATAAAGCGTTTCAAGCAGGAGGTAGCTGATTATCTCGGCTTAACCATAACTCATGCCAACATGGACGGTTGGGAGGATAAAGACCAATTTGATGTCTGTATGGAAGTCAATGCGTTCAAATACGGTATTCAATCATCGGCTCTTTGCACACAAATACTAAAAACACGACCTTTTATGAAATGGCTCTCGGAAAATTACCCTGCTACCCCTCCTGCCATTCGTGAAGATGTCTGCATCATGTACGGTTTCGACCCGAACGAAAATGTTCGTATTACTCGTAAAGTCGGAGTAATGGCGGCACAGGGGTATATGACAGATTTTCCGCTCCTGTGGGAAAACCGTACTATCCACGACACGGAGGAAGTCGGCATACTTCGACCAATAACCTACAAGATTTTTAATCATGCAAACTGCAAAGGTTGTCTGAAAGCAGGAAAGCAACATTGGTTTGTAGTTTACTGCCTATATCCCGAAATTTGGAAGAAAGCCAAATTGGCAGAAGAAGTCATTGGATATAGCATCTTACGAGAGTCCTATTTATCGGATTTAGAACCAGAGTTCAAAATATTAAGAGAGAGAGCATTACCTGCGACCGAAAAGATTAAGTTCCAAACCTTTTGGGCGATGGCAAGGAAACTCATTAAAGAGGACGATGCTCCCTTACCTTGCGATTGTGCTGTTTGAAAAAATCAACAAGGAGTGATAGAGATGATTGAGAAAATATACAAAAACAAATACATGGTCATTTGTGACAACTGCGGAACAGGGCAAGAGTGCGACAGTTGGTCAGATGTAATAGTTTTTATGTACGAGGAAGGCTGGAAGAAAAGACTGGTCAACGGAGAATGGAAGCATTATTGCCCGGAATGTGTGGAGGTAGAAGAACCATGACACACAAGGTACTATTCACGCACAGCAACAAGAGTCGCGCACAAAGCAACCGCGCAGAGCTGCGAGAGGGAAGGGAAGTATACCGACACCCTGAAGGACGGTATATAGTACTGGAGTTTGAGAGCGAAAGCGGGAAGTTCAGGGAGGCATTTTAGCCGGAGAAAAAGGTGGAGGGGTCAGGATGGCTCAAGAATCAAGATACTCAAAAGTATTCGTAAAAATTTGGCACTCTAAAGACTTTAGAACATTGTCGGAGGAAGGTAAAATGCTCTTTTTATACCTGCTTACCTCTCCGCATCGTAATATGGGCGGGTTTTACTATCTGCCATTGCCTTACCTTTGTTTTGATGTAGGTCTTGATGAGAAAAGAGTTATCAAAGCCTTTAAAGAGTTAACCGATAAAGACATGGCCCTGTATGATTACGATACTCAAGTGGTCCTTATTAAAAAATGGTTCTGTTACAACCCTATTGAGAATGATAACCAGGCTAAAGGTTTGAATAAACAATTAGCCGAGATACCTAAAAGCAAATTGTTTAAACCCTTTGTAGACTGCGTAAAAGAATATTGCAAATACATAGAAAGCATACTTAAAGGGTTTGATAAACCCTTTGAGAACCCTTCCGAAACCCTTTCAAAACCCTATACTAAACCAGGAACAGGAACAGGAACAGGAACAGGAACAGGATCAGGAGAAGAAGATAGTCCGAACCCTCCGGGCCCGGACGCTTCGCAGGAGCCCCAGGTGTCTCTTGATGACAACAAGAATGAGCCTAAATACACAGAAGATAGCCCACCTTACCGAGCAGCAATATATCTGCGTAATCGAATACTTGAAAATAACCCACGGGCCAGAGTACCAAACGATGACCCAGGAGACCCTCTTTTGCAAAAATGGGCCAAAGAAATGGACAGGCTTAATCGTATTGGTCCACCTGGGGGAACCAGTGGCTACAGCTGGCAGGAGATCCGGGATTTGATTGACTTCTCACAGGATGACGATTTCTGGCGGGCAAATATTTTGTCGGCTAGCAAATTACGTGAGAAGTGTGTCCAACTTGAAAATCAGATGAAACGGAGCAATAAACCGAGAGGTCATCCTACAATGTCCAAAAACGTAGCTGATGCATTACGTCTGGTTGAAAAATATGAGCAAGAGGAGCGTGAAGCCTTATGACAAGAGCAGAAACAGCAAAAATACTGGCAGTCTTAGCGGCGTCATACCCAAAGTTTGAGGTTGACGACCTGAAGGTGCGGGTATGGCACGAGATGCTGGGCGACCTGGACTACGCCACAGCAAATATGGCAGCCAAAAAACTTATTCTGGAGAACAACTTCCCGCCGTCCATAGCCGAGGTCCGCAAAGCGGCTATGGAGATCCTGAACCCTGAAGTGATGACGGCGGCGGAAGCCTGGGGAGAAGTTGAGCGAGCTGTCAGAACATATGGCTACTATCGAGAAACCGAAGCCCTAGAGAGTATGTCACCCAGCGTCGCAAAGGTTGTGGAATACATAGGCTGGCAGAATATTTGCCTAAATGAAGAACCCGGCGTGATCCGCGGGCAGTTTTTGAAGATGTACCAACAGGTACGGGAGAGGGATCGCCGAGAGATGCTGCTGCCGGCGGATCTGCGGCAAGGAATCCAGAGGCTTGCCGGGATGATGGATGTGAAGGCGATTGCGGGTGGTGAGAGAATATGAAGCTTGAAATCCCCGGCCGCCTGCCGGGATTCAACGAAATCATCGAGGCGGCAAAAAGGAACCCGCACGAGTACGCGAGGATGAAAGAAACATGCACAGCAATGGTTGCCTGGCTGGCGAAGAAGCTGCCTTCATATGAGAAAGTCGCCCTGGTAATCACTTGGTATGAGCCGGACCATCGCAGGGATCCCGACAACATCATGGCCGGGCAGAAGTTTATCTTGGACGGTCTGGTCCAGGCCGGGGTGCTCCCGGGAGACAGTCAGAAATACATAGCTGGAATTGTTCACAGGTTCAGGGTGGACAAACGGAGACCGAGGGTTGAGGTTGAAATTATCGACACTACGAAAATAGAAAATTTTGAGGGACAGGAATTATGGGACTAAGGAGGTAAACCTTATGAGCGTAAAAGTAAAAATTAAGCACCTGAAACCTGGTACTGTTTTCAATGCCGGCCCCGTGGCCGTTAGAGTACTGGAACATTTTGCATACGGTAAAACCCTGGTGATAACTGATGAGTGTATCGCCGACCGGCCATACACCTGTCAGCCCTTTAAGCCTAACCGGCCCGAAGACTGGGTAGCGAACAACTGGCGGACAAGCACCCTTCGCGCCGATCTGAACCGTGACTTCCTGAATAGTTTTGACGAAGCCGGCGGCCCGATCCTGTCGGAAAACATCATTCTGACAGAATGGGATCTTACCGACAGCGCCGGCAATAACGCTTACGGAAGCGTAACAGATAAAATCGGCCTGCTAACTGAAGCCATGTTCCGGAAGTACAGCGAACAGGGACTTCTTGATCTGGACGACTGGTGGTGGCTGATTACTCCGTACGCCGGCTATACGTACTACGCGCGGGGTGTCAACAAGGACGGCACACTGGACTACAACAACGCGCGCTACGGCGGCGGGGGCGTTCGGCCGGCTTTCCGTCTGGAATCTGAAATCGAAGTCGAACTGGAAGAAGACGAAGTCGACCTTATTTCAATGGGTCTATCAGAAGGCGAAAGCTTGTCAAGGTTTAAATATTGCCCATTCTGCGGCGCAAAGATGGAAGAAGCCGCAGAAAAGGTGCTCCCCACCTGCAACGTGACAAAGTTGCCGTGTGCCGGGTGTAATCCAGTATGCGAGCATAGGGGGCATGATTTGTATGGATAAAAAGCAGTTAAAACAACTAAGGTATTTGAAAAAAGAAATAGATATGCTAAAAAACCAAATAGAAAACATGGACTATATAATAACAACAGATAGCGCATCCGGT